TATATTCCTGAATCTTCTCGAACGCGCCTTCTTTCTCGGCACCGCCGAACAGATCCAGCTTTGAGATGGTGAAACTTTTGTCCCGGACGATGTCGCGGAACTGCTCGACGGAGTCGGCGTCGCCACCCATAGCTCCACGCACAACGGCAAGTTCGATCTTGGCCCTCTTCTCCAGCTGGCCGCGTTTGATGGCGTTGCTGATCCGCTGATCATCTATCGTGACGGGATCAGCCAAGATGACATCCAATTGCCTTTCTGTGATGTCAAGGAATCCGGCCAGTTCGGCATCAGTCCAGCCGATGGCCGCAAGGGATGAAAGATCATCGAGAAGTTCGGTTGTCAGTTCCTTCATATTCTTTAATCATTCGGTTTATCTCATCGAGCGTCATCTTCAGGCGGGAAAGCCTTTCCTCTCTTGACACTTTCAGGTCAGGGCGGTCGCCTTTCTTGATTTCCCGCTCCGCGCGCCAGATGGAATCCTGGACATTGCGCCTTTTCCGGATTAGCTCGGTGATCGGCATTCGTCTCAGATTATCCAGTTTCTTTGTCAAGGCGAAAATCGGATGTTTGCCAAGAATCCGGTGATGCTCCTTGTAGTATTGAAATTCAGTGCGGGAAACTGAATTTTGATAAAAATTTCTTACCGTTTTTTCCGCGGCCTCGAAGCACTCTTCCGGAGTGGTGCATTTGAACAGATCCTCGTGGGCGTTGACATAGTTGTGCCACGATGTGATCATATCCGCGGCAAGGGCCTTCAGTTCGGTCGGGCAATCAGGTTCGGAGAGGAACGGCCAGTCTTCCCGGAACCGCCCGCCTTTCGTCAATGTCTGCGAGAACGGAACCTCTGTGGCGAACGGAAGCAAAGCTTTCTTCAGGAGGTGTGAATATTCCTTCGGCGCTTTCCTGACAAGAGCGTCGAGCCACTTGTTGGGCGCGTATATGCTCAAGAGCCGAAGTCCTTCAGTGACCTCGGCTCCCGAACATATCCATCTGTCAATCTCGTTACTCATTCAGCAGGTACTGGTCAATCAGATGTGTGATGGCCGCATAGCCTTGAGGAGTGGCGAACACGAACTTCTTGCGGACGAACGCCTCGATGACAAGATGTTCGCAAGGATTCGCGCGATAGACCGGAGTCACGATGTTGCCGAACCGGAATCCGGCCTCGATTGGTCTATGGAGATTCTTCTTGAAGTAGTCCTTCAGGAACTCCTCCGCTGTCTGGTTTTCCGCTGGAAGCGCGTCCACGAGTTTCTCCTTGGAGAACGGTTTCGGCAGCCTTTCGCTGAAAACCTTGTTGCCTTGAACGTCAAGGAACACAAGCGGTGTGGCCAGTTCTCCGATGGAAATCTTGGCGCAAGGAACGCAGTTGGCCGGCACGAGGATGAAATCATCGGAGATATTGTTGTCGGCGATGATTCCGGCAAGAATGTCACGGATGTCAGCGTCCGGTTCAACCGTGATGACAACAGGCTTGACACCTGTCATCTTCTCCCAGGCTTTGGACAACTGGTCGTCCGTGCCCTCGTAGGCACAGACAACCAGATTCGTTCCGCCGCTTACAGGGTTGCCCGCAACCTTGCCTTCGACGGCTTTTGTGTCGATCTTAGACATCCGCTAAGCTCCTCCGGTCGCGCTTGTGGCGTCCTCGGCGATCTCCGGCATCTCTCCGGCATATTCACCGGCCAGGAACTTGTCAGGCAACGCCTGCTTCCAGGTAAGAGTCCTCTTGGTCGCCTCACCGTCCATCTTGGTCTCAAGAGACAACCTGAGCGGGTTGCAGACACGTCCCATAATCTGAGGACGGCCAGCAGTTGTTCCGTCGCACTCCTGCACGATGGCGATCACGCCACGGTTCTTGAAGATCTCGATGAAATTCTTGATGGCCACTGAGTTGCCCGGGTGGTCGAACACGATACCGGTCTTGATTCCCTCGGCGTCCGGATCTCCGGAAAGTTCCTCGGTGACCTGAATCGTGGAAGCCGTGGCATAGATGGAGATTGCCTTTGCGCCGGTCTTCAATGTGAGGTCTCCAGTTACAACGCAGTTGCCAACCTCTCTTGCCGGTTCGCTGGCGACATCCTCCACATCTACGAGGATGATCTGTGATTTTCTGGTGGCGGCGCAACCAGCGCCGTCACCAGGTCTTGGAATTGATGATTTAACGTAAGCCATAATTCACGCTTGTTATTTGGTTATGCACCGCCTTGACCCTGATCCTGGTTGGTATCTGAACCCTGATCCTTGGTGTTGTCAGCAGCCTTCTTTCCGTTCTCCCACTTGTCGGTGTCCGGAACATCGGAAACGATGCTCTCGACCGGAGTGTAGCCGTCCGGAACAGCGGCATAGACAGCCTCGGCGATCTTGAATCCCGTTGAGAGGGAATATTCACCGAACACCTTCACATCGTAGTTCTGCTCCTCAATCTTGACGATGCAGTTCTCCGCCTTTGAGAGGTCAACCAGCTCCACGAAGTTCTCCTTTGGAGTCGCGAAGATGATAGGGGAGTTGTACATCGATTTCAGAGGTACGAGGTGGAATTTGGTGAAGCGGATGCTTCCGTCATTCTCCACGCCGGTGTACTTGCCGTTGACGGCGAAGTCCGCCCTCTTGTAGCGGGTGAGCAGCTGCTCGGAGCAGTGGATGGTCACGATGTGTGCGAACAGTCCGGAGATGCTGTCAACGAAGCCGTCGATGTAGGCGAGGAGTTCGGAGTCCGACATCGCCATCGGGTCGGCTGCCGCCTTGTAGTAGTTGATCTTGCAATTCTCGTCGGACTTGCCCTCCACAAGGATGGTCTCGAAACCGTCCATCGAGTTCTTGGCGGCTTTGCCTGTGTCACCGTCAGCGACAACACCAGCATCGATGAACTTACCCTTGGCGATCATCGAGATGGTGATGTCATCCAGCACCTTAGGAAGGATGTGGTTCTCGATGATGTAGCGGGAGATAGGCATGTCCGCCATGGTCTTGCCCTGCTCGTAGAGATAGAGCAGCCAGCTCTTCAGCACCTCCGCCGGCTGAATCAGCACGTTCAGCTTGTGACGGCGATAAGGAATCCTGATCGGAGTGAACGTCGCGGCTCCCTTAGGCGTCCACTTCGGGGTGAACTGCTGGGAGACCTCGGACATAATGGCCGCGCTTGCGATGTAGTCCGTGTTGGACTGGATGCGGGTCATATGCTTGGCGTCATCGAATCCGTTGTAGATCCTCTTGTTAAGGAGCTCCAACTTCATCTTAGGAGGCATCGTCATCTTGAACTCGGCGTTGAGATCCGTGATGTCGATAGACGCGTCTTCCATCGCCGTGAAAGCGTAAGGATTGACGGAATCAAGGGCTTCCTTCACGATCTTGTTGTGTGCCGCCGCCATATTGATGGCAAAGACCTTGGCCTCCTTGGACGCAGGAACTGCCGTGGCAACCGGCTTAGGCTCCGGCTCGGAAGCCATCGAGACAACGTCATTCTGTAGTTTCTTGATCTGTGCTGTCAGCGCGGCTGTTGCTTCCGCCGTCTTGGCGGCCACGGCGGCGTTGAAAAGGGTCACGGCATCACCCTCCTCATCGAGGTTGATGCTTTCCAGTTTGTCGAGAAAGTCCTGGCCGTAGTTCTCCAGAACCTTCTGCCGCTCCTGATCGGAAAGGGAAACCTTGCCGTCCTTGACGTCAAGCTCGCTCTTGCCGAAGAGACGGGCCACAAGTCGGCCCATCTTGGAATTGTTGAGAGTTTTCTTATCCATTATGAAAAAGATTGGTTAAATGCTTGCAAGTGCGAAGACCGCCTCGATGGTCTCGGAAAGGGTCTTCTTGGCATCGGCCATATTCAGGCGCAACGCCTCAGCGGTGCCGAACATCGCGCCGCTCAGAACTCCTTTCTCCTCTTTCTGAATATTCGGCCTTCCGGACACGACCGCATTCTGGAATTGCTCCACCAGCGGTTTGAGTTCCGCCTTGGCGGCCTCGAAGTTTCCGGCCAGAGCTTCCCTATAGGCCCTGTTCTTCTCTGAGGACTCATCGGCATAGACTACTAAAGTCCTTTCCCCGTTTGATGGGTTGGTTGCTGAATTGTCAACGAAGACAGCCATCGCACCGATGGAACCGACCTCTGAGAGATCGTTGTCCATATAGATAGCATCGCATTGTGAGGCCACCCAGTAGGCCGCCGAGGCGCAGCAGTCAGCGTGCACATAGACCGGTTTCCTGTGGGCCTTGGCGTAGCTGATAGCTTCAAGCATCGGCGGTATGGCCGAGCAGCTTCCGCCAGGGGAGTCTATGTCCAGGACGATGCCGATGACATTTTCATCATCGGCCATCTCCCGGAGTTTGTTTGCTATGAACGAAGTTCCATAACTTGTGCAGGTGTCGTATTTGGTCATCGTGCCGTGAAGCGGAACAATGGCGACACTCTTGGATTCCTCGGTCTGCGTACCGGAATCGGCCACGGTGGAGACCTCCGACGACTTCACCTCCATCTCAACCGGAGTCTTGCTGAGGAAAGCACGAGCGATAGGAAGCAGCTGCTCCGGATTGGAGACCAGCCACTTCCCCTGCACGATGTCCCTTGCCAGTTGGAATGTGTCTGCTTTCATCTTGTTAATCAATGTTTACGCAAAGATACCAGCGAGACACCCGTAAGGAAAGGACACGCTAAAAGACAGGGAATTGATACGAGCTTGACAGCTTCAAGGTGTTGGTTTCGTTGACCTCGAAGGCAAGAGGCAAGTCCTCGGTGCCGTAAGTCTCATCGTCCCCGTGGCAGAATCCTACCTTTAATATAAGGTTGTCCCTCATAATCTCCGAGGACTCCGAAAGCGTGGCGTTGATCTTGACGGTAGCCAGCCTCCCGGCATCCTCCGTCTTCTCCGACCGCTCGATGGTGGCGGTCCCTGGAATGAGCGCAAGTTTATGCCAGACTCCATCCTGTCTGTCAAGGCTCTGGGCCTGCAATGAGTCAATGATTCTGATCATCTTTCAATCCGTTTATGTTTATACTGCTGTTGATGTAATCCACCTTGTTGATAAGTTTCTTCACCAGTTTGTCCAGCGTCTGTTGCGATTGCCTGTAGATCCTCTTGTGCAGCGCGTCGAAATAGTCGGTGCTGAACAATCCCCTCGACACGATGAACGCAGTGACTATGTCCTTCTTCTGGACTCCGAGCTCGTAGCCGGCAAGGTAGTACTGCTTGAACTCGATGTCAAAGAAGGCGTTGATCGCCATATTCAACGCCACCGTGCTGTACTTGTCATAATAAAGGAACTTATCCCTCATAGGAGCCGTGGCGATGTCGCTTGGCAACTCCAGATCCACGACCTTGTCGCCTTCCAGAGCCACCGGACCCTCCGCCACCTTGCAATGAGCCACGAGAAGCCTGCCTATGCTGTTTCGGGCATAGACTTTCAGAGGCCCGCCCGGACTGTCAGGCGGGAACAGGTAAGCCAGATAATCCGCCATCATCGGCGAATCCACTTTCAATTTGACATCAAGCATTTCACAGTTCATCAAATATTATAGCCACATTTTTCGCAAAAACAGCAACTACACCAACTACACTTGAAGCTATGTTTGATTTTCAATGAGTTAATCAAAAACGAGGTGTAGTTGACCCTCGAAAATGTGTAGTTAGTGTAGTTGGAGACTGCCCAAGTGTAGTTGAATGTAGTTGGAGTGTAGTTCTTCAACTACACCGCAACTACACCTTATTTCGTTAATATTCATTCATTTACTTCAAGTGTAGTTAGTGTAGTTAGTGTAGTTGGGGGTTTTCGTTTCCTCAGCAAAATAATTTTTCACTAATTTACGTAATTTATTGAAGAACTACAATAGATAGCACAAGATAAACTTTTGTTCTATTTGAATATATGTGAAAATAGTTATCCTATTTGTGCCAAATTTTGGCACAACCACTCCGATTTTCCTCATTTTCCCCATTTCCCCCGAAAATCACCCTCTTGGTGAAAATCGTAAGCAAATCAACTCTATTTGCTTATGGTTTTCGCTTTGGCCCTTTGAAAACCCCATTCCACCCACTTGTTTCCAATAAAAATCGTAAGTAATTAATGAAATATCAGCGACTCTTCCTGTATGACACAAAAAAAGGCGGCGTCCATACGGATGCCGCCGCGCCTGTCGGTGAATGAGATACTCGCCTTATCCTGAGTCAGGTTGCAATCAGGCGAATTTGACAGACGATAGTTCTTGGCTGAAGTTCTTTATGCCCTCCTCGATTTTCTTCACGGTCTTCGGGGAAGGATGCCTGTAGCCGCTGATGTAGTGGCTAAGAATGGTCTGGCTCACTCCGGTTACTTTCTCCAGTCCGGCAAGCGTTAGGATAAACGCATATTGTTGGAGGAAAGAGGGAACGTCGTTGTAGAACTCAAAATCGACATCCGGACACTCTTTGCCCTCTTCCGCAAGCATCTGCTTTGCCTCCTCATAAGAGTTGTAAAAGTCCTCTATGGCTTCTTTGGCTGTCTTGCCTTGACCGAGAAGTCCGAATGGAATCGCTTTGTTATACTCCATTGTTGCGTCGAAGGTTCCGTCCGAACCTCTCGCGATATAAACCTTTGCCTTCATATCTGATTTTATTAATTAAATATTTGTTAAGCATTGGGGTGGGTTATAGTTCCACCCCCGATTGCTTGCTTATGTTCTCCAATGTCCGGTCTTTCGCTTCTTGGCTGCTGTGTCGCGGTATCTGGAACTTTATTCCTGTTATCGGACTGAACCACCAGTCGTGGTTTTTACCGTGCGAGAGGAAAGAGCATCCGCCTTTCTTCAGCTTCCTTATGACTTCCGAGTATCTCATTACCGTTATTGTTTTGATTGCACTACAAAGATAAGGAATTTCTTAACATTTACCAAATTTTTGGCGATTATTTTTACTTTTTCTTTTTTCCGAAAACGGCCTCGACCTCCTCGTCCGTGTCCGGATCACGTCTAATCCGGCGGTAATCGGAGCTGAAGGTGATGCTGACAAGGCGTTCCTGATGACAGACGCAAATCAGGCCGATGACAGCCTCGTAGTCTCGTGGTGAGACCTGAACGAGATAGTCAACCCATTCCAGAAGAGGGAGGCTCCGCAGCCACTTCACATACGCCCGCCGCCTGGCCGCAATCACATTGGCGTACCTGTTCCGGAACGCCTCCTCCTGCTCCCTGGAATACAGGACATATCTCCTCAGGTCTTCCATCACTCCTCCCAAAGTTCGGCATCAACCGCTTCGGCTGGCTCGGTGACCGATGGGGGAGCGCTGGCCGCCGTGCGGTTGTCACCGATCTCCAACGTGTCCGTAGAAATGTCCAGATCTATTCCGTAATTGACCTTCAGCGCGTCATAGTCAAAGACCATCGCCGTGGTGACGCGGCTCTTGCCGGTCTCCGGATTGCTCGACACGTAGGTCTTGTTCTCCAGCAGCTTGAACCGCATCGACTTGGCCGTACCTATGAACTCCGGTGAATGCTCAAGATAGTATTTCAGCGAATCCCTCGGGATCACCTTGCCGTTCACGTCCTTGCCCTCCTTCATATAGAGAGCCGAAAGCCGCTGGAAAGCCAGATAGATGTACCGCACTCCGTGCTTCGGCTCGAACGGAACATCCGACTCCTTGATGGCGAACGGACGGTCCCCGGCGCAAAGCTTATAGTCGATGTTGATGTACGCCTGCCCGGATGCCACCAGATTCTCCACAATCTCCCAGAAGCCTGAAAGCTCGTTGTTCTGCTTAGTCTTCTGGTTCTGATCCACACAACCCTTGCAGCAAAGCTTGAATATCTCCTCGCTGTCAAACGGCACATCGATGTCCGTCCTCAAAGCCCGGTAGGCCGCCAGCAGGATAGCCCAGTTCCTCAGTGTCCTGTCCTCGACATTGTACGAACGCACCCTGTCATTCATGTCCGACAAAGTCTCATCCCAAACCCTTCTGAAATCCGTCTGGAACTTGGAGCGCAACTGCAACAACTGGTTCGTCAGATGCGTAAGCCCTCGCTTCTCGATAAGCTTCAGATTCTCGTAGTTCCTCTTCTCCTGGTCGCTGAACGTTGTCTTGCTGAATGTCAGGAACACAAGCCGGTTGAACAGAGCGATGTCGGCGGTCGGCATCTCCTGACCGCTCATCACAACCCCGCAGTCCACAGCCGTGGTCTCGCGCCTCTTGTCGTTGTCCATATTCATCCTCGAACGCCCCGCGCCGTCCCATATTCCTTTAAGGAACTCCCGCTTCTCCAGATCAAGGTTGTTCTTATATTCATCGAGATGCACCACCGCGTTGCTCACCTCCGCCACCGCCTCGGCAAGAGCCGCCTTGGTCGTGTTGTTGATGTTCGGCGCGATGTTGCCCGTCACGAAGAAGGAAGTCAGCGAATGACCCAGCTCCGACTTTCCCGTGCCCTTCGGGCCGAACAGATCCAGAATGGGGAACGATGTTGTCACCGATGTCACAACGTCCTTGAACAGCGACGCGAACAGGAAGCAAAGCGCCACCTTGGCGTTGTCCCCGAACACGGTGATGAGTTTCTCTGAATATTCCCGCAGCGTGATGGTGTTAGCCTCCGTATAGACAAATTTCCTTGCCAGCTGGTAGCCTTGGGTATTGTCCCTTGTGTCCAGCGCGCAACCAGGAAGATAGAACTTCTGACCCTTGATGTCGATGATTCCGTACTTGTCCACCGGCTTGAACGTGCCGTTGTCAAGGCCGCCGTTGCCCCAGGCATAGAAGCCCCACTTCTTCTGCCACCCCAGCTGCTTGATCTCATCAGCCGAAGGCGTGCCGTCATAGAGGAACTTCTTCAGTGAGGTAAGCTCGTTGGCCGTTGCCTCCCAGACATAGTTCCCGGCCGTCTCGACCCTCGTTTTGAAATCCGTGAACGACACGAGCTCGCTTTGGTTCAGCTTCACCACCGCCTCCTGCATCTTGACGTTCCGCAGCGTGAATATTCTTCTGGCGTTCTTCTCGTCCCGGATGTGCAGGATCGGGGTCATCGTGAAGTTGCTCCACCTCACATCGTTCCCGGATCTTGAAGCCCCATAGTAGCAGTTGTTCTTGACGTAGAAGCCATAGTTCTGGAGCATCTCCTTGGTTCCGTCCTCCTTCGCCTCGGAGCGCTCCTGGTCATTCTTCGCCTTGAAATATTCCTGGTTCCAGATCCTTCCGAACTTGTAGGCCTTCGTGAAGGTCTCCCGGTACATATCAGCCGTGCTCTGGTCCGGCACCTTGGCCAGCAGCTTGCAGACCTCGGTGATCACGGCGGCCTTCTCCGTCTGCGAAGCGGCTGCTTCCATCCATCTCTTGCAGATCCAAGGAATATAATCGTTCGTCCTCTGGAGGTTGCATTCGTCAAATTCGTGCTGATGTGTCCGGAAGAACTCATCAGCATCCTTGCCAAGCTCCGGCGGCAACTCCATCACACTGACCGAAAGCCCCGCCTCCGTCATCAGCTTGGCGTTCTTCTGGACCGCCTCGATACCGGCCTCGTCTGTGTCCCCGATGATCGTGACCCTTTCGGCCCTGGATTTCAGCAGGTCGATCTGGTCCTGAGTCAAAGCCGTTCCGCACGGAGCCACGGCATTCTTCACCCCGATCTCGTGCAACCGGCATACGTCCAGATTGCCCTCGACAAGGTAAGCCTGCTTCGTGGCGTAGATCTGCATATTCGCCTGGAGCCACCCGAAAAGGATTCCCTTCTTCTTGTACAGTTCAGTCTCCCCGGTGTTCAGGTACTTGGGAACGCCCGGCTTGTCACCGATGTACCGTCCGGAAAAACCCGCTATGTAGCCGCTTGTCCAGAACACCGGAAACATTATCCTGTGCCTGAACGAGTCATAGACCTGCCCGGTGTCCTCGTTCCTCTTGACCAGTCCTGCCGCAAGCAGCACGTCCTCCTTCCATCCAAGTCCAGTCAGGTACTGTTTCAGGCCTCCTTTCTCTGGAGCGTAGCCGATGCAGAACAGCTCGGCGGTCTCGGCTTTGATCCCGCGCTTCTTCAGGACATATTCCTTGGCTCCAGGTGATTCCTTGTACCGTTGGATGAACCACTCGGAGGCCAGCTTGTTCACCGTCATCAGTTGCGACCGTCGGAACTCCGCCGCCTTCTCCTCCGGTGTAGGCTCTTTCTTCTCGTAGTCGATTCCCAACCGTCCGGCAAGATGCTCCACCGCCTCGTAGAACGTCATCCCGCGCCTCTCCATCACAAAGCTGATGGCGTCGCCGGTACGTCCGCACCCGAAGCAGTGGTACATATTCCTCGATGGTGTCACCACGAACGAAGGCGTCTTCTCTCCGTGGAAAGGGCAACAGCATTTGTAGTGGCTGCCTTCTCGCTTGAGCTCCACGCCCTCGTCCTGGATGATCGAGACGATGTCCCGCTCCTTGATCTGGTCTTTTACATAGTCGGGGATCATAAGTCAAATAAATCTATGGCCTGGCCATTGTCCGCACTCTCGAATATCCTTTTGCAGGAATCATCGTTCACTCTCTCGTTAGCCTGGTCTATCTCGAAAATCAGCTTCCTTGCGATGCCGATGTTCTGCTCAAGATGGCATTTGCGCTGGATCTCCCAAGTCTGCATCCGTGCCGGTTCAAGCCCTGCGAACTCCATCAACTGGACTTCCCAAAGCTGCACGGCCATCTGGCACGCCCCGCGCAGTGCTGACCATTCCGGCCTGTCCATCTCGAACACCGAGATCAGGCCTCTTGAATCCTTGTCGGCGTACATAGCCTACCGCTTTTCAGGAAACAACTCCTCCACGGACTCCTCGACCCCGAAGACATCCTTGACGTACTTCCTGATGTTCTCCTGATAGAGCGGCTTAGGCCGCCTCGTCCCGTTGCACCAGGAATATGCCGTTGGGTACGATACCCCATCCATCACGATCAACGTCAACAAATCATTCCGCTGTTTCTGGCCCGCGGTCTCCCAAATCTCTTTGATTGCCATATCTAATGAATATTATTGATTTCAGTCTAATAGTTTCAGCCCTTTGCTTATGATTTTTATTGCCTCCCTCTTAGAGTCCATACTGGCGTGGGTATAGATATCCAGAGTTGTGGATATATCCGAGTGCCCCAATATTCTCGACACGCTGGCGATGTCCGCTCCACCTCGGATCATATTTGTCGCGAACGAGTGTCTTAGGCCGTGGAATTTGATTATTCTTACCCCAGCTTTTTTGCAAAGGTTATTAAAGTGATGCCGAAAGGTTCTCGGCTCTGTGCACTTTTCTGTTCCGCTTGCGATGTAAAAATTGTCAGGCATTATTCCCCTTACTTTCGCGAGACACTTTGCGAGCTGTGCCGTAATGGGGATGCATCGGTTGCTGGATCTGGTCTTTGGTATCCCTCCCCGAACGTATGACTTTTTTTCGCCCGTGCTGCCGAATGTCTTTGGAATATACACTCTTGCAATTGTGCAATCTACAGTGATCGTTTTTTCTTTAGGGTCAACGTTCCTCCATTTCAGCCCGCAGACCTCCCCGATCCGTAGTCCGGTCATCATTGTGATCAGGATGGCGATTCCCTCGTAGGACGGATGCTCCATGATGTATCCAGCAAGGCGTCTCAATTCTTCCGGAGAGTATGTCTCTATTTCTTTCATTGCGCCTTCTTCGCGAGGATATTGTAAATTGAATTTTGGCAGGTAGAAATCTAAGCCGTCCAAAAACCATCCCATTATCATTTTGACAAGGACTATAATGTCCTTTATGGATTTTGTGCTAAGTCCGGTTTGATGGAGCCGACCTATCATATCCTGAAGATGTCTGGAGCGTATGTTTTTGATTTCCATATTCGCAATCTCATCATTTTTGATATGATTCCTGTACATCAAGTCATACGCTGCCAGCGTCGAGTCTCTGACCATATACTCCTTGTTTTTGAACCAATGCTCGTATTCTTCGTTAATTGTGCTCATGACTATGATAATTTGAATATTTCCGAAAATCCAAGCGCGTCATTCCGCTTGTTGATCAGCCGGTAATGCGCTATAACCCGCTGCTCCAGAACATCCCCGTGATAGACATCCCCAACCATTCCCCTGACCGACAAGTTGAAAAGGAGTATCGGTATCGATCTGTCCGAAAGTTCCCAACACTCGACCGGATTGTCGTTCGGGTAATAGTCGAACGGAATCCGCTTTCGGCATAGTTCCCACCATTTGGCTATGATCATCGAGCCGTTTCCGGCGGTCGGCTCCAGAATCCCTTGTCTGCGTGCACCGTTGTCGGTGATCATCGCAGCCAGCTGCGAAGCGGCCGCCGGAGTAAAGTCCTGCTTTTTCTGACCGCGCTCGCTTAGCTCCGCCTCGTAGATGGGCTGGAACCATTCCCTGTCCATCGCAAAGTCATTCGCCTCAAGCATTGCCCTGTAGAACTTCTGTCTGTTGACTGGATCCCCGAACAGAACCGTCATCAAAGCCTCCGGAATCAACCTCGTGTCATTTATTCCAAGTGTTGTCAAAAGAAACTCTTTGGTCATTGAATATCAACGAAATAAATTAAAAAAAAACTTGAAAAATAATTGTGTAATTCAAAATAAATGCGTACCTTTGTATTGCGGTTCAGGGAGAGCCGCGAAAGAGGAATCTGAAACGCTTGAAAGGGAGTAAGAAAAAACAGCCAAACTTCTGAAAATATGAGAGTCGAAGTTCTTAAAATCAGAATTTGGAAAATAGTGATAACACTTGTAGAGGTTACACTTTAGTTTTCCGAGGGAGGGGATCCGAAACATCCCCTCTCGTTTGGCTGTCTTCCGCAAATTTAACACATTTTGTATGCAAAACAAAAATCTGTCATCTTCACAAACTCCTTCCGAGTCCGCGTCCTGGGGCGGTGCCCGTTCCGGCGCGGGCCGCAAGTCCAAGCCCCACGGAAAGTCCTACACCTTCCAGTCCACCCCCGAGGTTGACGCGTTCCTCTCTTCTTATCAAGGCAACAAGACCGAGTTCATCAACCGGGCGATCCTAACTCTTGCCGGAAAGTCTCCCGAATGACCTTGCCCGACATATTCCGGATCAGTTCCAGTTGTCGTGTCTTATCTGCTTTTCAAGCAATTCACCGCAGTGTCTGGCCGCGGTGAATTTTTGTATCCGCTGCACTCTGTACCTCTTGCCTTCTCCTGTCTTCGTCACCGCTGGTGATTTGATTATCCCGTTGACCGTCTTCCGCGCCAACCCGTTCTGAATCTTTCGTGCTATTGAACTCATAATATTACTGATTAACCAATTTCGCCCCCGGGAACGGAATCGAACCGCTCACATCGCGCGACGCTTTCGGAGCAGACCCCGCCCTCCTGGGCTTTACAACCTACGCAAGTCTGCCTACGTGCCGGCAGGGACCCATATCCTGCCCTTTCCGGGGAATTGCCGGTCTTTCCCGGCTGTCAAACTTACTTAACTCAACACTATCTAAACATACGGTCTCTCACCGCCCGGCGCTACGGTTCACTCATCCTTCCACTCCTTGATCAGCCCACACCAAAACAATGCGGCCACGACCGCAAGGGCGGCAACCTCTATGATGTAATGTGCCAACATATCAGTAAATAATATCCTCCTCAAGTATCTTTCCCAGATATTCAATAAACTAATCCCAGTCCCATCTTACCGGGTCAGGTTCCGGTCTTCCGGACTCGTTTTTCCTCCATGCACCGGCGGCGCACTCCCAAGCCGCAAGGCACTGCCCAAGCCTGTCAGCGATGAACTCCCTCGCAAGCGGTCTGATGTCCTCACCCTCCTGCGCCTTGTTCCAGAGCCTCACCACGTTCACCCCAGCATCCAGATGGTGCTTTGCCATCAAATCAAGGAACTTGTCCCTGTTTACATCGTAGTTTTCCATAACCAATGAATATCTTATCAGTTTCTCCGAACACTTTCCGTCACAACTATGTTCTTCAGCATCCACGCGTCCGGATTGCTTTCCGGATTGAACAGCCATTCCATCTCAGCCTCAAAAGCCTTGCGATTGCACCTAGCCTTGTGACGACCTCTCCAGCCTCTCCGAAGCTCAGCGCTATCCCCAGCGTCCCCAGGTGCCACCACGCGAACTCCGCCTTCCCCGCAACCGCCTGCACCGCGTTCACCATCAACGCCACCGCGACCACCACCGCAAGCACCCTCCAGATGCCCACCGTTGTCCTTTCCATTCGATCTTCTACGCTCATAACTCATTTGTTTTCTGAATATTTTATTGTTATCTTCGCTCATTTGATGCTGTATTGCATTTGTATTGCGTTTGTGTTTACACTGCAAAGGTAAGATAATTATCTTAATTAACAAGATAAAAATAGAGAAAATTTATGACGGAAAAAGAGAAGATTAAGCAATATCTTGAACGCAAGGGTATTAGCAAAAATAGTTTTTATCAGAAGACTGGGCTGTCGATGGGGTTTCTTGACAGCGGCAAAAGCTTGGGTGTCGATAAACTCAAGACAATTATAGAGAATTATCCAGATCTTTCCCTTGATTGGCTAGTCTTCGATAAGGAGAACGTGATGTCGAACAACACGATTAACAATCCTGGTGTCGTGTTGAATGGCCAAAATAATGGTCATATCGACCAGCGCCAATATTATTCCGACAGCCCCGATGTCCTCCGCGCCCAGATCGAGCTCCTCGACGAACGCATCAAAGAGAAGGACGCCCAGATCAAAGAGAAGGACGCCCAGATCAAAGAGAAGGACGCCCAGATCAAAGAGAAGGACGCCCAGATCGGCCGTCTCCTCTCCATCCTTGAGAAGCAATAAGAAAGGCCGCGCCTCGCGGCGTGACCTTTCCCTGATGTTACAACAATTAACGTAGATATAAAACTTGTCTATAGCCCAAATTTAGGATTAACACACAATAACGACTATGAGTAAAGAAAATTATCAATCAGGCAAAATCCCGGCATCCTCACCGAAGAACCAGCCGGTTCCGACACTGCCTCCACCTGCGCCGCCATCGGAGTTGAATGATGTTCCGGTTAAAAGATGAATATGCACAGGCCGATGAGAAGAACCAGTCCTAACGCTATTCCGGCTAAGGTCATAGTCAACCCGACCCGATAGGCGGAACACATCCTTCTCCTCAGCTCGGTATTCTTCTTATGCCTCTCATCAAGGTCCACGAGATATGCAAGTTTCCGGAAGTGTGCCTGTTCGCCTTTGGGATATCCGTTCAGCCAGTCCAAGGCTTCCTCGGATAGCAACACACTCGGTTCGCCTCCTTCAGGATAAACCGTGACCTTGTACAGGACGCCAAACCACATCTGTGCGGCGGGAACAGATAATGCCACTATGCCGTAAGCGGTCATCAGCATCACGAGCAATGATCCTTCTTGACTGGCCAATGTTCCGACAAGGATGCCGATGAGGGAAACGATGGCAGCCAGATACCATCCCAAAAAAGTCTGAACCTGCTGCTGGGTCTTGGCTATGGCATCGAAGTCGTTCCTGAGTGCGGCCCTCGCCTCTTCATAAGCCAGATCCACAAGTTTGGGAGGAAACTCTTTTGAGTCTATTTCGAAATACTTTCTCATATAGATCTTTTCTGCAAACATAACAAAATTTTGGAAACATTAAAAGATTAATGCAAAACGATAAGCATATTGGTGGAAGGAAAACGTCCGGAAGGAGCCGTGGCGTGCGCCAAATTTGCGCCAAACGCCCCGATTCATCCGCTCTGGACGGCTTTCAGTTGGGGGTAAGAATCCCCGAAAATGCCCGTGAAATGTCCTCCCCCCGCTACGAATTTGCCGCAACTTCTTGCAAGTCAAGGAATTGCGGCAAAATTGTCAAAAATGCTGCGCCAGATTTGCGCCAAAAAAATTTGCTGTCTGAGCCGGTTCCTGTCAAACCTTTGTTGGGGAGTTCAAAAATTTCCCCAACAAAAAAAATGTCTTCAAGTCTCCGCACGACGAATGGCTTTATTCCGGCAAAGGTCGCCGAAGGAAAGCGTTGGTATGTTGAATTCTATTGCCTCGATCCGGAAACCGGTCGCATGAGAAGAAAGAGGGTGTCTGTGCCTAAGATAAAAGGCGTGACCGCCCGCAGAAGGTACGCCAACGACATGGCCATCAACATCAACGACCAGCTCTCGCAAGGATGGAATCCCTACCTGTCCCTGAACAATCCGGAGGAATACACTCTTTTTGATGATGTCTGTGAGAAATACTACCGCTATCTGTACAAGTTGACGGAATCGGACATCATGCGCGTCAAGACCTACAATGGCTACACTTCGTTCCTGAACGTGTTCCGTGGCTGGAACAGCGAACAACACAAACCGGTGTGCTATGTCTATCAATTAAAGTCATCAGTTGTCTCGAAGTTTCTCGACTGGCTATGGCTTGATTGCGGGAAGGCTGCCAGAACCAGAGACAATTACCTCTCTTGGCTTCGCAGCTTTGCCGGATGGCTTATGGAGAAGAACTACATCAGCGAGGACTTCACGGCGAATCTTACTGCCGTCCAGGGCAGGCGCAAATGTGCAAAGAACCGCACCGTCATCCCGAAGGAGACGATGCTTGCCATCCGTGAATATTGCAGCGACCGCAACCGCCACTATCTTTTGGCTTGCTATGTTCTCTATTATTGCTTCATACGCCCTAAGGAGATGAGCCACATCAGGATCGGTGACATTTCGGTAAAGGGAGGCACCATTTCCGTCAGGGCCGAATATTCAAAGAACCGGAAGGATGCCGTGGTAACCCTCCCTGATTGTGTCCTCAAACTGATGCTCGACCTCGATGTGCTGTCAAGCCCCGCTGACTGGTATCTTTTTAGTTCCGGCTTTCGTCCTGGACCTGCACACCATCCAGCTAAGCATTTCGGAGACTTCTGGACCTACCATCTGAAGAAGGATCTGAGGCTCCCTTCCGAGTACAAGTTCTACAGCCTCAAGGACACAGGCATCACGGATCTGATCAAGGCCCGCACCGATCTCCTTTCTGTTCGTGACCAAGCCCGCCATCACTCACTCCAGATGACCGACCTCTACACCCCTCTGGAGACCCGCACCGCCAACGAGTCCATCCGCCACCACGAGTCCTATTTCTAACCATTTGTTCACGTTACTACCACTCGACAATGCTGTAGGAGAGACCGGCGCCGATGTAGGGGAGTGGGGTGATGCGGTTGTTCTGGAGGGTTATGCCGTAGCCGGCCTGGATGCCTACTGACCAGTGGTGTCTTTTTCGTGACGGCGCGGAAAAGATCTTGGTGACTGTCTTCGTTTCCGGAAAGACCTGAATCAGGTCGAGGCTTGGCTGGTAGCCGGACACTACCGCACGATAGTCCTTGCCGGAATATTCTTTGCGCTCCTTGGGGATCTGGACGAATGTTGTGTCGTGGATGATCACGATGTCGGGATAGGCGACAAGGAGTGTGTCAGTGATGGTGGTTAGGATGGGGACGGGGTACTCCACGGTGACGGTGTCCCTTACGATCAGCGTATCTGCCTTGGGTGTCTCGATGGACTCGGCGACCGCCGAGCGGTAGCCCAGCCTCCAGCTCAGGACGGAGACAGCCGCCACCAGCGCGGCGACAAGCAGAAGGATCCACCCCGGCTTCATCGCCTCACGCCTCCGAGCCTGTCAGCCCACCGCTCCGTGAAAAACGAGTAATAGCTGATGGTGCCAAAGCTCTTGAATGAAGAATGCAGCCAAGCCCAAGTAATTGACGGAATACCAATGATAGGCAAATACAACCATCCGAGATAAAGCGACTGCCTCGTATGCCCCCATTCGTGGTCGAGTGTCAGACGCACATAGGAGTTTGACAGCCCGGCATACTTCAGAGGCAGGATTATCCTCTTTCCGAGACTGATCCCGCCTCTCATCTTTTGGGAATATAGCACCTTTGCTCTGCGGTGTTCGCCCCTGATTGCATCGTCGTGTCCGTACCACCGGAACAGCAGCAATCCCAGCAAGTTCTGCGGCAACTGCCAGATGTAAAGTAATACTTTAATAAAATCTTTCATATTCTTTGAATATTAGAACCTTTCTCCCTTGTATCGTCTATTATAGAGCAGCTGTCCCCGTTGCGGCCCTCCCTTGCGGTGACTGATGTGTACGAATGACGGATAGAGGATCATCTGATCCACCTCCCTCCAGATCTCCGGCGTGTCCCTGACAACCTTAGCCAGCGCGTGGGGGTCTTCCGCCGCGATGTCGGCCGCCTCGCCCTTGACGTGCTGCGAGGTCGGGACTCCTCCCACCGCTTTGTTGAGCTCCGGGCATCGGTAGCCGCTGTTTATCCGCAGCGGCCTCCTGACAATGTCACGCAGAGGCTGGAGAACCCTTTCCGTCAGCTCCTTCACCGCGTCACGCACATCGAACGATGTGATCACGTTGCAGATGCCCTTGCGCTCCGCCGTCGGCGAGGTCTCGAACTCTCTGTAACTGAAATCCTTACTGATTGTTCCCATCATCCTTTACCCCCTTTACGGCTCCGCCTCCTTTCTCAATGCTGACAGCCCCCTCGATGTTCGCCCCGGTCTTTGCTTGCACCACGGCCTCGATGACCTTGGCGGCGTCCACCTTTACCTTTGCCTGACGTCCGAACCGACAGAAGTACCAGTTCTGGGCGATGGAGATCAGCTCCACGCCTATGACGACAAGCATCAGCCCGGTCTCTATAACCGTGTAGCCCGTCGCCACGGCGAGGCTGGAGGCCAGCACCGACCAGCAGAAGTACTCCACTGCCTTGCCGACCGTGCGGCGTATCGCCCGGCTTATCCTGATCCGGTCGCCCTTGCTCCGGGCGGCTCGGATGCCGAACACGAGGTCGATCAGGATGACCACGGCGGCTATGACGAGATATGGCAGCATCCGCACGAAAGATTGTTGGAAGAACAGCAATAGTGTGGCCGATAAGCCCGTGCCGACCACGACACTCCCCGCGGAAGCCTCGTCCGAGAGGATGTGGGCGTAGTAACTGTCCATCATGGTTAAACTATTTATGTCGATGATCATGTCTTTGTTTTGGTGTAATTACAATCATATCAGATTATAGGTACCTATAAATTTTGGCAATTAACTAAATAGGGCAATCCATGATTTACCGGTAGCAGCATTAACATCCATCGTACAATCATTATCCAAGGATCCAAAATCCCAGCCCGCATAAGATTGATCACCGTCTTCATCAAACGGAGCTAACCACTTATCGCCAGCAACCACAGTATCAGTATCAGGAGTCTGACCTACCGGGAATCCAAAACTCATATTAGCTGTAATAGGCTCTGCGGTTAAAATTATATGTCCATCATGGGCTTCTGAAACTGTGGTATAAACGCCATCATTGTTAATAAAGAATATCTCCCATCCATCAAAGATTATATAATTAGTTGACTGAGTCAACGGTATAACTCGATAGAAGCTTATATTCTTAATTATATTACCGTCTGAATCGGTTGAAGTGTTAATGTCGTCAAAGAGTTGAATAGGGCTCACCGGTGCATAGCATATTTCGCTTCCTGCATGGTAATAAAGACGTAAGAATGCTTTTATATCAGAACCTGTAGGATCTGAATAAAAGGCCACAGGGAATGTGCCCGTAAGGGTCATCTTACGTGTAGAAAGCATGTTCACACCATAAGTCTCTGAGAGCTCTATTGAGTCTGTATTTCCTGAAGCTGCAAAGTCTAACAGCTGATTCTTCAGATTAGAAGTGATAAGGTCATACTCATAGAACACAAAAGTAGTATTGGTAAAGTGAGTCTTAGAAGTTGATCCAAACACTGGAACTGCGTTAGCTTGGGTACTTCCATTCTTAACCCAGAAGTAGAGATAATTGTAACCCATCCACTCACCTTCATCAAGCTTACTAAATAGCTGTTCTATAACAGAGTGCGCAACTGATAGACCAAGATCACTATCATTTACATAATCAGTTGTCCCTAATTCAATATGATCTTTATTAAACTCATCAAGAGTTCCAAATGGTGATACACAAAGGGTAATACCTCCTGAAGCGTCGTTCAACTTGCCACAAACTTCATGAGTGATAGTGAGAGTGTGAGCTTGTTCAGCAGAAGCATCCTGTGTACAATTGCAAATGGCAATCACATCTCCAGTAGAAGCTTTAAGAACGAGATCAAAGGTTCTCTCTGAAGAAGTGTTAACATCAGGCGCCAGAGACAAGCTCTTATTTCCGGTACCACTTATTGGTAGCGGGTCGCCACTTACTAAACTGTTGCCAACGTAAGAAGGACCATCGATAGTCCAACCCACATTATCTGGATCAGAGATATTCAAATCCAAGCCTGATGGGGATAGATCACTTTGACCATTGCTGTCAAAGCGGAATGTAGTAGGAACATTCCAAGAAGGCATAACCAAAGACTCCTGATGATAAGATATAGATGCCGTAGTTGACTTGTTCCCCTCGCCGGTTATCTTCATTTCAATAGTGTCGTCTCTAGTTAAACCTGTGATGTTCTTACCAACAGTGGCCTTGAGATTAAGCTCATCAATAGTTACCAAACTTGGTACTGATGTAAACTCATAGGTAAAATCAGTTATAGTTTTAGTAGCACCAGAAGTATAGGTGGCTGTCTGGTTCGGAGATACCTTAGCGGCTATATCTACATCACCACCCGTCTTTGGAATAATTACAGTAGAAGATGTGGCGCTAACTGATGAATAGGTTACCTGATTGGCCTGTTGGTACACATCAATATTTTTGGTTATTTGGGAACCATTCCAGGTTATAGTGGCTGTAACCGTGTCAAGTTTAGTCCTGGCCTTAACAGTTGAACCAAGATTTGAGCCGTTTACCGTTTTAGATAACGTAATAATAACATCCGAAGATGTTATAGAAGGAGTATCGGATTCTCCAGAAGAATAATCAATCTTGCCTGAAGCTGAGATAAAGTTTGGTGAGTCAGCTGAGCCACCCGATGCTGGGATATCGTCTAATGAAACAGAAGCAGAACTCAAAGTGTAGGTGGCCTTATTAGAACCCTGTCTTACAAAGTCGGTGTAAGTCAATGTCTGACCATTAACGATAATGGTTATCTTAATACGGGCTGACTCATAAGAATCAGTGATGTTCTTTCCCAGAGAATCCATGACTATCTCTCCTGTATGCTCGTCTAAGGTCCAGTTATAAGGGGAACCGGGAGGATCAGTATAATAGGTATATTTTACAGAATGAGAAGAATTAGATTGGGTAAGAGTTCCACCACCAGATGTTTTGCCATTCCATCCCCAAGGGATTGAAAATTCGTAAGAAGGGGTGGCAACACCTCCTTCTGCGCCTATATCCCAATTAGAATATCTCATATTGACACTTGCAGTGCCGTAGGTCTTCTCACCTTCTGTTTGGGTAATAGTGATGGTTTTAGAAGATACCCCAGGATCACCCGAATCGCGGAGCCTGAAAGTGATGTCCCTGGAGTTCTCTGTCTGATTCTCCGCCACGTCAAAGGAGATCTCAAAAGTGTAAGAGCTAGATGCCCCAGGATCACCCGATATCTGATGAGAGACGTTTCCGTCCCAGGAATAGGCCGTCCCGTTTACTTTAAGGGTGAAATTTGAAAGTAAAGATGGTCTGGTGAGATTAGTCAGCTTCAGAGACGGCGAGTTGCTGGTGCCAGTGATTTTCACGGTGCCACCCAGAGCTGCAACAAAATAGAAAGTCTTGTCTACTGTGATAAACTCACCAGCTCCAACCTGTGAGAGAACTACAGAATCAGAGGCGCCACCAGAGGTAACTCCTTTGATAGAGCCTGATCTGCTTGACCTTCCAGTATGGGAGCTTGCTTTTAGTGATCTTGTCCCTGAGCCACTTCCTGTAGACCCGGATACTACAGTGATCCAACTTGGTTTTGCCATGATGATTCTGTTTTTTTAGAATAAATTAGAAGATGAGAGGGGTTTTGCCCCCTCCCACCTTATGACAGTCTTATTCAAGAGTCCAGCTGTCGTTTGACTCTATAGTGAGCTCCTTGGATTCTCCGGCAGCCACAAAGGTGAGGCTCTCTGGAGTGAGGTTGATGTAGGAAGAAGACCCCTGCTGACTAAACGTGAAGTCTCTGGTGGCAGTCTTGTCGCCCTCGCCGGTGACAGTAACCGTCACAACGAAGCCTCCACGAGGCTCAGTAGTAGGGTTGGCTCCAACAGAGACGATGCCGTCAGAAGAGAGAGCAAACCCAGTTGCGGCGGTCTTGACCTTTGGACTGAGGTCAAAGACAACCGCAGCAGTGGCGCTGGCCTCTGTTCTGGTGGCGCCCGAAGTATAGGTGACAGTCTGCTTGGCTCCAACATTGGAGTTGTCGGTCATGTTGCGGCTTTGGGTACCGTCAGCCTTGAGTGAAACCTCTGTGGCAACGGCAGAGTCAAAGGTGATGTCACCGTAAGTGGCGGTGTTGGCTGCCTGATATACATCTACAGAAGCGGACTTGGTAGCTGTAGTCTTCCAGGTAACCGTAGCAGTGAGAGTGCCCTTCTTAGTTCTGTTGGTAACAGTTGTACCAAGTGAAGCAGCTGAAACTCCCTCACTAAAGGTGATGGTACAATCATCAGAGCCGTTGGTGAGGGCAACATCACTGGTGACTGAACCCGAGGTGTAAGTCTGTGAACCCTTGGCTGTAACCGTAGTAGAAGATATTGAACCTCCGGAAGCTGGGATGTCAGCTGGAGCAGCCAGTGTCACATCCGTAACTGCATAAGTAACGGAATTGGCTTGCTGACTAACTGAAACCTCTTTGGAAGCAGACTTGCCATTAGCATTGAGAGTGATAGTTACAGTGCCTGAAATCACGTCTCCAACCACGGTTGTACGAGATTCCGCAGATACCTGACCCGTAGCTGTGGCAAGGGTAAGAGATGAAGGCCATCCGGTCTTAGTTGCATAAGCAACAGTGCCACCGGTAGTAATGGTGCCACCCCCCGAGGTAACACCGTTCCATCCCCAAGGCTGGGAGAAGGAAACAGAAGGGGCATCAACGGTACCACCGGCAGCAGGGATTTGCTGATAAGTACCCACGGTGAGGGTAACAGCACCATAAGACTTGACACCCTTGGCCTGAATGATGGCGATAGCATCAGTGACAACATCGCCGTTACCATTCTGAAGCTTGATCTCCAATGTTCTGGCAGCTTCAGTCTTGTTCTCTGGGATCTTGACGTCGATAGTGAAAGTGAACTGAGCATCCTTACCCGGATCGTCATCAATGCCCGTGTCAGTCTTTCCATCCCAAGAATCATCGTTGACTGCGTTGACTTGGATCTTGTAGGCTGCCCCAGGGATAATCTTGCCCGTAGTCTCGGCCACCTTGATGTTTGCCGTATTTGCGGTACCAGTGATCTGAATGGTGTCAGAACCATCAGAGTTGCTACCCTTTGCAGCGGCATTGTAAGTCTTGGTCGGCACATTAATGAACTCAGCCTTACCGGCCTGAGAAACTGAAGTAGCGTCAGTTGCACCTCCAGTTGTTTTAGCAGTGATTGTTCCACCTCTCTGCTGACGCCCCGTGTACTCACTGGCGGTAACAGTTGTGGAATCGTCCATGGAACCTGAGCTCTTGCCCAGTTTAATCCAACTCGGTTTTGCCATACTTTTAATGGTTTTTAAGAAATTAATAAATTAGCCTTTGTTAGGTGTTTAGTCGTTGTATTTAACTCCAAGAGTCCATGGAGCATTAGACTCTATGGTTAGATCTTTAGTGCTCTCTGGGTCCGGGAATTCTAAGTTCTCTGGAACAAGTTTGATGAACTCACTCAGAGGCTGATGCTTATGCATCATCAGAGCTCTAAATACACTCATAGCTTAGGCTTTTGGAAATTCTCCCCAAACAGCCAGAGACCCGATCACTGAGACCACATATATGCGATCAGCTTGAGTGACAGGAGCCTCTCCGTTCATCCATTTGATGGTGGAGTCACCCACGATAGCATGAATGGTTGCTCCCACTTCGATAGTATAGACAGTCTCTTTGTGAGATGCGCTTGCCTGAACAATGTAATCGTCCTCGAGCTCTGGGACTTCTACGTAGGTGACACCATCTAGTCTATGCAGTACTTGTTTTACGGTCTCATTCTCATATTTTATCTGATCTGAGTCTGTGACATATTGGCCCTCTAATGGTCGTCTTAGTTCGCCATAGATCTTGATATAATCTGCCATGATATTCTAAGTTTTAAGAGATAACAATGGTCATAGAGCCAGCACCAGGAAGATCCTTAGTTCGATAGCACTTGTAGGTTCCCAGTGGAGTAGAAGCCTCTACTGGAGCCAAGAACGGAACATCGAAACCACTAGATGTAACCTTGTTGATTGACATGGTGTTAGGAACGCAGAGCCACAGGTACTTAGTAGCATCATCATTGGTGAGAGTCTTGGTACCATTGAGAGAAGAGCCTCCCTTAGTCAGTGAAGTGATAGTCAACTCATTTCCTGTGGTGGCCTTAGAGAATCCATAGTATACTGGGAGATAGAGATTAGCACTGATAGACCTTGGTGAGTTCTTTATAGTAGTAGAACCCTTCTTAGCAGTGACTGAGCCAGATTTGTAGCCCTGAGTAGAGAGAGTGAATTTCTCTGAGCCCTCCGCTACATTCTCCAGGGTCTTAGTCTCGCCGTTGAACTGGATCTGGACAGTGTCAGCTACTACTGGCTTAGAGTTTCTGAGAACCCTGAAAGATACACTGACCTCTACTGAGTTACCTGTCCATTCTGCCGAAGACGGCGAGATGGAAGCCTCAAGTGAAGTCGGGAAGCAGTAGTCCTGCAGCTCCCTTATGGCTCCTGTCACGACTCTGTTCTGCACGCAATTCTCACTGGTCTCAGAAAGTTCGGAGTCAGGCTTGCAGGATTCACCTGGTGTGGGATCAGGGACATCTCCACCGCCCGATGTCTCTTTATCCACATAGAGATTGACAATACAACTGTCTTCCTGAACCCCGGAAGCATCGTTGCATGAGGCAACCCTTATGACTCCGTGCTGAAGTATCCTCTTCTTGATGCCGGAGCCATTGACGAAAACGACTTCCACCCCATAGTCGCCTATCGGGAGAGAGCCGGTTTCCACGAGTCCTCTGATCTCGTTGGTCGTGACAAACCGTGCTTTGACGGCGACTTTCCTGTCGGAACCTACCACCTTCGCCATTATTTCTGAGCAGTCCTCCAATTCGTAGGCTCTGTCTTGGCCGAACGTCAGTCCTTTCGACCAAAGACAGATCCTGATAGGGAAATCATTCCCCCTGACGACATGGAAAATGTCGTTTTTTTCGTTGTATGCGCAATTCATATTCATTAATATCTAATGCTTGAGTTCTTGGTTATCGTTCCTCCGAGGGGTCGAGCGTCAGCGCGATGGCGAAATTCATGGAATTATCTGCATTCTGAGTTACGGTACAAGTAGCATAGACAGTATTCCCATCAGTGCTTACCAATTGTACAGTGCCGGTTCTTGAAGAGCCGGTGTCATTTGCCCTTGCCACCAGGTCGGTGTCGCGGTCTCCGAATCCCTTGGTAATCCCGTCGCTGACAAGGCACCAGTCCGGAAGCGTCAGTCTCCAGCCGGCGCTGTCTTTGTCCGTTATCGTGAAAATCGCTCCGTCGCCACCCGCCTCAAATGTCAATGAAGACGGGAGATCCCATGTGGCGGCCTTTGCCGCCGACTGTTCAATCGTGAACGACTTCGAATATGTTCCCTTGCCGTCCGCTCTGGTTCCTGTTACCGTGATCGTCCCGACGCGCTTGGAGGAAGAGGTGTTCTGTGCGAAAGTAACCTTAACCGCGGCGGATTCGATGGTGGCCGCAGCCTCCGAAAGCTCCCCGGACACTGTCGCGTTCAAACCTGTAAGGTTTTGGTAGGACATCGGATTCGTCAAAACAGTGAGCGTGGCCTTAACCGTGGCACTGTTCATGGAGAATGTGATTGACGGTTCCTGAGATGCCGCCGCTTTCTGTGATACGCTGCATACGGCGTAGGTTGTGTTGCCGTCAGTGCTGACGAGCCGCAGTTCCGCGGTTCTTTCCGAACCGTCGTTGCCATCCGCCGCCGTCATCAGGGAGAACGTGCCGGTCCCCTCCGTCATGCCGCCCTCCGTCTGGATCCAATCCGGCAGGACTAACCTCCAGCCAACATTGTCGTTGTCGGTGACCTGGATAGATGGAGCATTGCTTCCGTCGGCTTTGATGATCCAGGTTGAAGGCAAATTCCAGGACGGGTCGGCTTTCGGAGTCTCCGCCTTGGCTGCTTGTTTGGCGACACATTTTGTTAAATAACTCACGCCGCTTTTGAGTAGGAGTTCGAAACTGCGCGAAGAACCGGTGTCGTTCGCAGGGTATCTGACCGATAGTTTCCCTTGGCCTGTTCCGGTCGCAGAGCCTGACTCTAACGTCAGAGGACTATCGAACACTACTCTCCAACCTGCTCTCGCCGGATCGCTTATGTTTATGTCAAAGGTGCCGCCGGCAGGATTCAAGGTCAGATATTCTCCGAGGTATGAAGAAGGAAGATCCCACGATGGATCTTCGGCTGATGCCGCCGCTTTCTGTAAGACCGTATACGACTTCGAGAAGGTTCCCTTGCCGTCCGTTCTGTCTCCTGTCAGGGTGACCGTGGCCATTTTCGCCGAATTGCCCGTGTTCTCCGCATAGGCGAACCCGATGAGGTAACCGGTGATCGACGGCCCCGTGGTTATGGCCATCCCTCCGGAGGCGGACACCCGAAGGTTGGTGAGTCCTGTTGTGGTGAACGTGTTTGTCACGGTGCCGGCCTTTGCCTCGACCTCTATGCTGTCTTTCTGGAAGCTGATGCTGACTTCAGCCGAAAAATAGGTGACGTTCACTGACTTCTCGGCGTAGATGTTTGGTTTGTCTGTACTTGTCGCCCTGACCTTGACCACGTTCCCCTTTGCGTTACTCTTTACCGTCAGCTTCCCGTTGCCATCGATGGACGCATAGTCCGAACCGCTCACCACACTCCAGGTTATGCTCCGCTGTGTCGTGTTCGACGGTGAATATGTCACCTGGAACTGCGCCGTGTTGCTTACATCGTTCACGGTGGACGGCCCGAGGATGCCAAGTCCTGTGATGTCGATGTCCACTTTGTCAATGACAGTGTTGTTAGGGTTTGCATAATGCCATTTGAACGTCATGCTGCTGACAGTCCTATCGGTCAGCGATGTCTTGAACTCGTCCACGACAATAGCCCGTTCCGAACCATCCTTCTCGATGATGTACCTCTCCTTGGCCGCAAGAAACTCCAGCCAGTACCCGTTCATCCCGATGCTGTCGATGTGCCCGGAGTTCTGCTCGAATGTCATCGAATAGTCATTCTCCAGCTCCTGCTCTATCCCGGAATTCACGAACACCTGCGTCTCCGACTCTATCGAGCGGCTGAACTTCCCGGTTGCGTGAATATATTCATACGTCCCTCGCCGCCCCAGGAACTTGTACGTCTTCAGTGGCAACCGCATCCTCTTGATGACGAAAGAATATACCGTTGACTTGCTTCCGGAACACTCTATCCAAACATCATAGGACACTATGTTTGACACGTCCAGCCCCTTTGCGGAAGCGGTCGCCAGCATCGTGTCAGCGGAAATGTCAAGGTCATAATATTTCAGATTAATGCTATACGTGGGACTGAGCTCGTAGTTGCTGGATGAGCCTCCGGCAAGATAGTTAAATCTGACATAGGTGGAGACATCACCCGCCATCCTGTAGAACCAGAGTCTGTCTTCGGCTCCGACATGGACAGGAGATTTTTCCGGCCTTGTCGTGAATATGGTCGCGGCAAGCGACTTATAGGCGAACTTCCGGCAAGGCAGCACACTGAAACTGTACGAGCAAGACGACGTGCCTTGCGTGGCTGCGAATACTCCTGTAATCATCCCGACACCGTTGCCTTTCAGAACCCTGAGTATTTCCCCCGCCGGCAACCGTACTATGCCAGAGTTTGGAGTCACCTCAAAACTCATGACCTCCTGATTGGGGACAAAGGTGTTGAGCCTGACGGAGATCGTCACCGTGTCATCCGATTCCGTGGTCAGCGTCAGCCAAGAGCTTTCGTCAGCGAATTGTATGCTACCTGTAAATTCCATATCCGTGTTTCAATGGCAGGGTATATCATCCCCAACCCAGGACAAATGTACACCTGGAGACCCCATTCAGAAAGGACATCAGATTTCGATGAACTCGCCTCTGGTGGAGACCCTGTCCGAACCCGCCGCCACCGTCACCGAGAGCTTCGCCACGATCCATTTCCTCCCCCTGAAGTACACCGGTCTGTACAGCCTGAAGTTGTGCAGTTCGACAGGCGTGAGGTTCACGTCCACGGCCACCCTCTGCCTCGTCTTTCCCAGCCACTGGGCGAATGCCTTGTGATATTCTTCCCAGAGACCGCCGGGAGTAAGGTCTTCGGTTCCAACAAACTGAAAGTCTGCCTTTGAGATAGGGGCGAATATGCCATTGCTGAAAAACTGATCCTCAAATGACACCCCTATGTAAACCTTGTTGTCACGCTCTTTTCCAACATCGTTCGGTTCAATTATAGCCGCCATGCTCCGTGGAAAAGTTGTGTCGGAAATGAATAATTTTTCCGGCACGCAGCCCGCTGTCATAAATTCGGTGCTATTGTCAAATGTGTCTGCGCCTTCCACATGGTTTTCCACAGGCTTTGCCCCTTTGTAAAGCAAGTCGCATTCATACGCTATTTCCGTTACAGGAACGATCACGCCATTGTTTGGGTTATATTGTCTCCTTACGACTCCGTCATATTTGCGGCCAGAATAGACATCACCAGTAGCCTCGTCGAAGACCACCGAATAATCCTCACTTGACGAAAAGTGCGCCAGTATGCCGTCCACATTGCCCTCTTGGATTCTTTCTACTCGACCGTCTTCCATATTTTGGGTTAGCTTTGTAGTGTCATAGGAGATTCCATCGTCGCCATAGCCGAACTTATAAGATACGGCTTTCTCTTCCGAAGAAGAATAATCGTCCTCTATTTTTTCTTCCCAATCCTCGACAGGATAGCCAAGAACATCTTTATTCTCTATCATTCTAAATTTTCCGCCGTCGTTGAATATGGTCGAACAGAACATCGAACAAAGACCTTTAATCAACTCAGCGAAAGAGAGGTCTGGAAGGAACGAGGCCAAATCAGTGATCTTATTGTTTCCTGGACTAGAAGATCCTCGCCTTGTGGGCTTTCCGGTTGACGGTGGCCTTGTTCCCAATGTTGCCACGTCACGCCACCTGTTCGGCTTCACCACGTCATCAAACAAGAATTCGTGGTATCTACCAAGAATGGATAGTTCAGCCCATCCGTTCCGGAGTAGCATGTCGTTAGGAACATTTACCGAGCATCCTGCCAGGATGACCCTCAATGGAATAGCCGGAATGAAGGTATTATAGGTAAAACTCTCTGACGCATTGTAATAATTGTAATACTTCTTCCTGTAGAGGTAATCGTCTTCAGTTAGTTGCCCTGTGGTAGCGCCTGCTGAACCTGGCTCACCTGACACGGGAATTCTACTGATCACCGAATATGGCTGTATTGCAACATTTGTCTTGTTAATAAGCAGCGGCGTAGAAAACTTCGAGAGGGTGCTTGGGATGGAACCCGTGTCGAACTCCAGGATGCTCTTCTCCCAGATCTTCCCCTCCAGTTCCACCATCTTCTCCGTGAACGTGTACATCAGACACCCGTCCTCGATGCCGTCGTACACCAGCGTGCCGGTCACGAAAGGCACGCCGCCGATCCACGCCGAGGCCTCCAGCCTCTTCACGTTCGGAGCCAGGAACATCGCCGGAGTGTAGCCGAACACCTTCCTGTTCACCGGCGACGGCGGAAACGAGATCTGCGTGCTGAAAGCTGAAGGGATATGCTCCTCGTCCAGCATCGGGTTCTCCATCTCGATCTGGAACTCGAACCCCTTCGTAAGATCCAGCTCCGTGTAGTCCTTTGTCAGTATCCTAACCATAAATTCCCAATTTATGGCACAAAAATAGCCGCCCTCAGGCGGCCACAAAGGACAACAGGATTACTCTTCTAATTTGAATTTTTTCAGCACATAAGGCTTGATGGCCGGGGATTGTCGGACGTGGTCAAGACACTCTTTCAGGTCTTCTTCCTTTATATGTCCAAGATATTCAGCGCTTTCCTGAACCCTTTCGCTACTGAACTCCCTCACTGTGTAGCAATCCACATAGCTATCGTGATCAAGGTAATCATTGTCAGCAACTTTGACCAAATGCTGATATGGTGCAATCTGGGCAAACATGCGTTCATTGATCCGCGTGTTCACCAAAAGGGCGGCCAGCACACCACCATCATCAGTCTGTCCTATGATAACAAATCTTTTCGGTTTGGAGTCCTTCCCTTGCTTGGGCTTAACCCTGTCCTCCGGAAACATCTCCATTTTCAGAACCTGACCGATCCCAATCGCATGCTTCCTGAGTTTTTCAGGAAATGTTCCCAGTTCCATCATGATCTGGCAAACCATTCAGTATCAAGAAAGTCCTTCAGGTACTGCAACGCATCATCAGAGGCGTTTCCTTCCTTGGATATATTCATGATGTCCATCTCCTTGAGGGAAGTGCCACTGTTGAAAGCGCGGCTCCACTCCTGCCCGTGCGTGTCATCCATGATCTGACTGAAGGACATCCCGGCAACTTTGCTGATTCCGTAGTTCAGACATTCTATGTCAGACAGGGAAAGAAAATCCATGTCGGGTCTCTCTTTCGCTGAAAATCTCTCATTCTCGAAAGCTATGGCATCCGAAGCCAAATGCATGTCATCTGCCTTATGGTAGTCGAGCACACGAGAATCGCCACGTGCCATTTTCAGAATATTGTAGATGTTGGACGGTACCGGCCCGAACGGCAAAGCGCAGATGCAGTCCTTGAAGAGGGGAGTGCCATACCGCGCAAGGTGGTTCTGCTGCGCATAGTAAGCCGCCTTGACAAGGCTGTAGATGTCCCTCTTACCATCCTCACTATGCGTAAGGATGTAGAGCAGAACCGCCTTGATCACCAATATGTCATCTTTCCCAAGCCTCATGGATTTCCGTGTATTTCGTTTGCATATCATTTGTGTTTACAAAGGAACAAACTTTAGACCAAAAATCCAACACTTTCCGCTGATTTTCACTTTGTTCGATGGGGCTTGCTGAACAGAGACAGCCGCACTGAGGCGGCTGTATGGGACGGCGGGATTGTCAGAGTTTCTTCAGCTCCACCGGCGGACCGACCTTGAGGCACTCGTCCATCGATGCGGTGATCATCTCGAAGATCTCCTTGGAACGCTTCCGTATCTCGTCGATGACTTTTTGGCTGCGTGTTACTCTCCAGTACCAGGTGCGGTTGAAGCGGTCGTCGCAGGTCGATACAGGATCCACATCCTTATTCCCGTAAAATGCGGAAATGTCCGTAAATGTCAAATCAAATGATCCATCTCTGAATGACAGAAAGACCGTACCGAACAATGCTCCTTGTTTATTGCCAAATCGCTGGTTGTAGTACCGTGCGCGGTATCCTTTATCCTCGTCTTTGCACACCACACCGCCAAAGCTTAAATTAAGTGACTCGCTATGCCAACCGGCGGTATTGCGGTATAATTCATCCCTTGTCATTCCTGGCATCGAATAGGTCTTTTTGAAAGTCAGTTTTTCCGGATCAGCCAGCTTCCTCCCGAAGCAAGTCCCGCCGAACCCTATCAGCATTATAGCAACAGCAATGATTAACCTTCTCATACTCGTTCAGAATTAATTGTCAGACAAATCCTTGCAAAAATCACTCCGTAACGGTGTCGTGGCGGAGGATGTCGAACTCCAACTCCTCGTTCATGATCCTCCTCAGAGCCTCGTCCAACTGGTAGAAGGCGGTGTTTATCGTCCTGATCTCATTGTCGAGCCTTCCGTCCATCAGCAGTTCCTTGCTCTCGCACATCCGCTTCTCCCACTCGGAGAACCGGTCGGCGATCCGGAACAGCTCAATCCTGGTCTCGATGATGAAAGAGTCAGCCCCGATCTTGTGGCTTTCAGCGGCAGCAGCCGCGTTGTTTGAATTAGTGTATCGCATAACTAATTGTAAATAAATGTCCTCTGCTATAGGTCTGCGATACATACTGGAAGCCTTGCGGCTAGTACAGTCACGGCTTTCGCCAATGACGACCATACAGAGGACAAAAACTCTCTAAAAAATATGTCAGCAATCAATAACGGGAAAAAATCAGCCGCTAAAGAGTGCCATCCAATATGTATCGCACCACAAATATGCAACTTCGTTTTTCAATTTCCAAGAGTTTTGCGAAAAAAAATGCAGAAAAACTTTCGCTACCTGCCGTAGGTACTCCGGCGTTTCGCCCTGTTGTACTTCTCCGTCTGCTCGATGATCCCGTTCTTCCCCAGCATCGACACATCCGCCTTGATAGGAACGGAGAGCCTTTTGTTCAGCAGCTCGATAGCCTCCAGCAACCTTTCATCTGTCGCTGACCTTGCCGAAACTACGGCGCCAGCCCCAGAGCCGATTCCAGTCACTGGGCTTGTCGAAGTGCCAGTGAACCCACCGCTTTCCCGACCGATAGCGGCTCCCACAGGATAGACCGCCTCGAAGTTCAGGCTCTTCAACGTTCCAGCCTTCCGAGCCTCCTCCATCGTCGCCACGAACGGCAGCAATGTCGGATTGCTCAGTCCGTCAGCCGGGATCACATATTCACCGCCGTTCTCACCCACAAGCATGGTAGGGGAGGAGACGAAGCCTCTCTTGTCAGGAGAAAGCCGCGCCTTGAAGGCCTTTCCGTCCTGAGCCCGGCGAGTGTTCACGAAGCCGCCCTCCTCCGCTCCTATCGGTTGCGCCGCGATCAATGCCGTCTGCGCCGCTCCGAAAGCGGCCACGATAGCGGCAGGAGCCGCACCGGCTGGCCAGCCCCATTGCGCCAAGGTCTTGGTCACGGACAATGCGGTGTTGATGATCGACTGGATGAGGTTCATCGCCTTAGTCCTCTTGGCCTGCTTGATTTCCATCTCCTCACGTCTGGCCTCCTCCTCGGCTTCCATCTCCTCGACCTTGGCGTTGTACTGCTCCTGTGAGAGCAGTCCCGCATCGTAGCGGCTTTTGAGCGACTTCTTTTTGTTCTCGTTGTCCTTCTGGTATTCCTTGAACGCTTTGTTCTCCTTGGCGTTGGTCAGCTCGATGGCCTTGCTTGCCAGCTGGAAGCCTTCCTGAGCAAAACCACCAACGGCATTCAGGGCGATAGACAGGCTTTCCGCCTTGTCCTTGCCTGTCTTGAGGTTTGCGAAGAACTCGTTCCACTGATCCTGCGAGACACCAAAAAGACTACCCTTGCCGGTGCCAGAAAAGACCCCTCCGTCGCTCTTATTCTTTTGGGTCGTAAGTTCGGCGATCTTGGTTTTGGTCTGCTCAAGCTTCAATAAGTATTTGTCAAGTTCATCTTGCGGAAGCTTGATTCCGTCTATTCCGCCTTCGTCTTTAATTTTTTCTAACTGTGACATTAATCTATTCAGATATGCCAAGTCGGATTCTACGAGAGCATAATCTTTCTCCTTTGTGAATTTCGTGACATTCTTGGAGTTAGGGCTTTCTTGAGCAATTTGGCCGGAATACAAGCTCATTATTTCTTGCCTTTCTATATTGTGCTTTGTTTCCAGCTTAGATTGCTCTCTATCGAACGCCTCCTGCTTTATCTTCAGCAGCGCATTCTGGTGCTTCTTCTCAATCGCCTCAAGCACCGCCGCCTGATTCTCGTACAGAACCTTGGTGTCCTTGAACTTCTTCAACTCGGCGGCGTACCTGGTCCCCTCCGCCGCAAGCGCCGCCTTGGTCTTGTCCGTCTCAGCCGCCGCAATGACAGCCGCACCCTCCTTGGCCAGCTCGCCAGCCTTCTTCTCGTTCTCCTGCTGCCTTTTCAGAGCGTCATCCGAATGCTTCTTAATCTTATCCTGAAGGTCGCCCTCAATCTTCGACCGCGCCGCCCCGGAGTCCTTCCGCGTCGCCAGCCTCGCCGTCAGCGTAGCCACCTCCAGCTGGTAGAGCCTCTCGTCATATTCCTCCTGCGAAGCGATCTCCTTCTCATTGTACATCCTCGTCAGTTCCGCCCTCGCCTTCAGGTACGCCTCGTCATTGCTCAATGACCAGAGGGATTTGTTTTTTTGCGGATTTTGGAGGATTGGTGGGTTTGATGGCGGTGTTGATCCCGACGGGGAGGAAGAGGAGGCGGCTCCGCCACCGGACGCATTCAGGTACTGGGCGGCGGCGAGGTCGAATCCTTCGAGGGCGTTCCTCGCTATGTTCAGTTTGTCGCCGCTGTAGTGCCACCAACGACTGAAGCCGCTTTGATTGTCGTAAGTCGCCTGAGCTTGGGACAATCCTTCCTCGTATATTTTGCGGGCTTCTTTGATGTAGGACTTCAAAACCTCCTCATTGCCGTGAAAATCTTCAAGTTTTCTGGCAAAATCCTCGGAAAAATCCTTGTAGAAACTCTGTTTTGACCCAGATGACACCAGATCAGAGGTTACCTCGATCAGTTTCGTCAGCCAGTCAATCACCTCTTTGATCGGACCTGTCGAATCCTTGAACGAGAGGATCAGCCCCTCCCATGCGGACTGGAGCAGCTTGACGGAACCCTCGACCGTGTTGACCCTTTCCTCGGCTGTATTCTTCAGCACGCCGTTGACATCCTCAAGCGAATCCCTCAGCGCCAAGGCAGCGTCCGCTCCGTCAAGGAACGTGTTGAAGGCGGAGACAGACCTTTTGTCGGTCAGTTCCAACGTGGTGTTAAGGTCAACTCCCTGCGCCTTCAGCTGTCTCAGCCCGGACATCAGTTCAGGGAATGTGCTTACAGGCTTGCCTAAGGCCACCGCCAGCTTGCCGCTTGAGTCCGCGAGGTTAAGCAGGATGTTCCTTGTGGCAGTGGCCGCGGAAGAAGCGTCAAACCCAGCGTTGGCCAGTGTGCCGAGCAGGGCGACCGTGTCCCTGAGCGAGAAACCGAATGTCTTCGCCACCGGTCCGACCGTGGCCATCGCTGTCTGGTAGTAGGAGAAGCTCAGCGCGCTGTTGTTGGCTCCCTGCACCAGCACCCCGAGGGTGTCGGCGGTGTCTTTGGCGTCAAGCCCGAACATCCTCAGTGTCGCTCCCGCCATCGCCGCCGCTTCCGGGAGGGTGGTCCCGATGGCCGTGGCGAAGTGCAGGACGGACTCCTGCATCTGCATGATCGCACCCTCCTTGAAACCCAGCTTCGCGAGTTCTGTCTGGAGCAGCGTGACCTGCGAGGCGGTGTATTCAGTGGTCCGTCCAAGCTCCATCGCCGAATATGTCAGCGCCTCGATGTCCTTGACGTTCTTGCCGATGATAGTGGAGAGGTTGACGTTGGCCTGCTCGAAGTCCACTATCTTTTGGAACGCCCTTGCCACGCCTCTGACTGCCCCTGCGATAGCTGCGAATGCCGCCAAAGCTCCTGCCTTGACGCTTGACAATTTCTCAAGCGCACCCTTGGTCTGCCCGGACTGTGAGGTAAGCTCTTTAAGCCTTGCCTTGGTCTGCTGGACCTCGACATTAAGCTTCTTCCAGTTCTCCGTCCCGGGAACGGCCTTGCTAAGAGCCGTCTGCGTCAGTTTCAGATGGTTCCGGAGTTCCGCCAATGTCTTGTTTTCAAGGGAAATGGCATCCCTGAGTTTGTTATATTTTTCCCGGCATTCCGTCAGGGTCTTCTCCTGGTCTTTCAGGGTCTTCGTCAGGTTCTGGTGTTCCTGTGAGCCAGTCTTGCCGGCTTTCTCAAGATTCTTGAGTTCAGTCCTGGTCCTTTTGGTCGAACTCTGCAAATCCTTCATCTGCCTGTCCAGCGCAAGCATCTCCTTCCTGCCGCCATCCCCGTTGACAATCAGGTTCAGCCGAAGATCCTCATCCGTAATTCTTTTAGCCATATAGATAATTATTTATTGTTTGCCCTGATCCGCCGCCTTTATCCGGGCGACGGCATCCTCCGTGAACTCGTACATCAGACGCTCGGCGATGGAGGCGAAAGCACCGAAGACATAGCGATTGTGGATCTTGCGGTTGCTCTTGACGGACTTGCCGCCACGCTGGAGACGCTTCATGTCCAGGAAGCGCTCGTAGGCCACGTGGACGAACGTCAAAGTCCCCGAAGCGCCGCTCCCGCCGGTCACAGAAACACTCCTGGACGACTCCAGCCGCCCGGAACGCTTCTTGACCCTTGCCTCGATGGCCTTGCCCTGATTCCTCAGAAGCCTCTGTCCCTCATCCTGAAGGATCTCACTAACGAAACGCGCCCTGACATCCATCACTCAAATGATAGTTCGATGCTGTACCCGCTCCAGCCGCCGAAGACGCTTGCCTCCGGAACCACATCCACCGAAGCCAACGCCAAACCCGTCACAAGACGGCAGTTCTGGCTTGAGGTCTCCTCGGCGATATAGGCCAGAATCAAATCCGCGATCTCCAGAAGCCGTGAATACTGCTCATTCTCCGATTCCTCCGTCTTGTCCAGCCCAAGCCCCTTCTCCAACACGAAGATCACCGTCCCCAACTCTTCCCGGAACGTGTCAGAATCCCCGCGCTGATGCACCTCCGGACGCGCCACGAGAACCTGCACACCCGAAAGATGCGCCAGCTTGGAAGTGGCGTCCGACTGCGCGGTCGTGCAAATCGGATCTATGTGCCCACAGCACTTGCAGGAGTGGATCTTCAACCCCGAAAGGTACTCAGTGAGCCTTTGAAGCCTTGATAATCTGCTCATTTCTCTTCCTTTCCTTATAGTTATGCCACATAATCGACAACACCGAGAACAACGGCTCCTCATCCACCCGGTCGATGTTTCCAAGCGTGTTCTCCTTGGCCACCTCGACCAGAAGGTCATTCCACCCGAAGCTGACACCGGAATGCTTGTCATCCCCGGCGAAAAGCCTCGACAAATCAATCTCCTCCCCGTCAATCTCCAGAACACCAGACTGGAGGTACTTCAAGCAAGCCGAGAACCACATCATCACAAGGTTCTTCCGCCATCCCTTCAACCTCGATGCTCTGCGAATATGCACCCTCGCATTCCGCTGGTCCACATCGGGAACCATACGGCCTGCGCGGTTGGCCTTCCCTGACCGCACACGGTACAAAAAGGCGATGCACTCATCCAGATCATCTGTTTCGTGGCTCCTGAAGAACCTGTTCAGAGCCGCCGAGGCGTGCCTGAACTCCCCGAACGTCAGATCTTGAAGCAATTCCCCCGGACCGTGAAGCCAAACAAGCCCCGAACGCACCACCGGCATAGGGTTGGCGACCGAATCAAACGTCAGCGCCGCCGATTCCTCCGAGAATAGGAACCCGAGGAAACTCTCGCACATCAGATAGACGTTCTCATCCCTTAAAGTAGGCCTGTGGCCGGCGAATATGTCGGCAAACCATCCCTTGACAGTCCTCCGCACCCCGAGCAGCATCCAAAGCACCCTCACATTGAATTCCAACGGAGACTTTCCGTGCTTAAGGCACCACTCGAAGATCCGGAACACCCCACGCACCTGTTTCGGAGTCATCTCACTCCACGAACCAGGCACCTTGACAACCTTGCCGGTCTCGAAAACCTCAATCGTGTTCATCACTCGGTGGTAAAGAATTTGTTCCTTCTGTCATTCACAGGCAAAAGCTTAGGGTCAGCCTTCTCCTCGCTGATCAGCGCCGACAAATCCGTCAAAGCGTCCTTGACCTCACTTTTCAGATTGCCGACGTACCAGTCAATCTCATCCATCGTGGCCACACGGTTGGACCTGTTGCCCTGATAGGTAGGGGAGAACCGCCTTGCGATCTCGATAGGGAACACCTCAAGGCTCCATCTCGTCCCTGCCACTATCACGGCACTCAGTATGGCCGCCCTTCTGGCCAGCGAGAGCACTCTTTCGTCAGACGAGCCATCGGCTATGGAAGCCCACTTATCCCCGGCGAACGGTCCTATCACCGCCCTTTGCCGCTCGATCACAAGCGCCTGGAGCAGATAATAGACATAGTAGCTTCCATCGACGGGATAGACAGCCTCGAACTCCTGAATATTCCTGACAATGGATTCGCCCGTCATCGTCCTCTTGGCCGACGCTTTCCAGTTCTCGTTGCCGGAAGTCTCCAAGTAGGTGTACAAAGCGTCCAGAGCCCTGAAATACCGCTCCCTCATTGCCCTGTCATCCCTGTCTATCTGCCATTCGTAAGGACTTCTCTCATTGTCATCGATCTTGACCTTCCGTCCGGTCGATTCGTGTGACACGGATGAAAGCTTGGCGTAACGCATCAACGCAAGACACGCCACCGGAAGCCTTACAGCGGCCACGAGTTCCGGCTTCTCATCCTCATCGTAAGCCTCCGCGGCCTCCTTGACCACCTCCTGACTAACAAGCCGCGCCACCTCATCGGTGGCGAACCGGATCTCCGTCTCGATCAGCCTGAAAGGAGAGGAAGCGTACCATTGGCCGGTCAGATCCTCAAGTTCCTTGGAACCGTCCCGATTTCTGTTGAACAAATCCATCATAATCACTGATTTTTAATCCTGGCCGAGGAAGTAAGGGCATCCTCCGCCGACAACTGCCTGTGGAAGAACCCAAGTTTCAGTCCCTTGCCCGGGAAATTGAACGCTATCGCCTGGTTGACCGGCTCCAGAATCGTCTGCGAGGCGATCTCCGTGTCCGAAAGCAGGAACAGCTTGAAGGCGTACAACAGTTCCGATCCTGATGCCAGCTTGCCGTTCACCATCACGTTCGACAACGACGGGTGAAGACCCATCCCCGAGGTGATCGCCGATGCCGAGGCCTCCGAGATCTTCAGCTGCGCCTCCACGAAATCCTTCATCTTCTGGTCGATGGCCTCCACGGACCAGGACACCCGCCCTGTTCCGCTCTCCGAAGGCATGTCCAGCGAGTAGAAGAACTTTCCAGCGTTCTCCTTTCCGCTCAGCACGTCCTGCATCTGGCGCAGGAGCTCATCAGTCAGGGTGCTTATCTCGTTCTCGATCCTGGTGTCATCCCACGTCGGGTTTGCCATCCTCAGACGGTCGCGCCTCTCCTCCCAGTACTCCTTAGGAGCCTTCACCAGATAGGCGAGGTTGATGCCGTTGTCCGTGACGTATTTGAATATGGTCGGGACCTCGGAACCCTTGACAATCCAGCGCAGCGCTCCCCAGTACTGAGGCACGGCGTAGAAATCCCTTGCGAATGAATATGTGTGGTTGTACGAAGCCGAGGCTCCGAACCGTCCCGGATTCCTCCTGTCATAGACCGGATAGACCCTCACGCCGGTACCGACGCAGGAATGCTCGAAGTCCCCCACGACGATGTGCCTGACATCCTTGATCTCCCGGCTGTCCGTCCACTCCAGCCTTGCGTTCTTGGATGGAATATGCTCAAGATAGGCGATCCGTGGCTCCCTGCCTATTCTCCTGCCTTTCTCAAGGTACTTGGCGTCGAAGAATCCTTTCAGGTGCAGATAGTCGGTCATACATCCCTTGATGTAGCTGACATAGTCCCAACTGTCCAGCCATGCCTGTATCTCCCTGTCCTCCTCCCAGCGATGCACGATGTTCCCCTCCTGGTAAGCCAGCCGGTTAAGGAACACGCCCTGCCCGTAGAGGAGCCCCATCTGTCTCTCAAGGATTCCCGGTCCGAGGTTGTTCTCGTCAAGGATGTCCCGAAGGTGGACGGGGAGGTTGTTGTCGTGGCCGAACGGCACGATCTTCTGTCCGCAGACGGTCTGGGGCAGCTGCTCCCAGTTCCTCTGCTGTGCCATCCAGAACACGGAGTCAAGGCTGTTGTCCACCCTGTTGGAAAGCGCGAAAGCCCGTCCGTCGTTCAGCCGCAGGACGGACGTGTGGTCGGATATCTTCTCGATTCTGCTCATACTAGTATCAGTTTTTGTCCGTTGAATGTCATCAGAAGCGGCTGGTAGAAACGCCGCGGCTCTCCGGTCTCCAGATCCATGTACCCCTCGATGAGATCTGCGTTCCTGTTGTGTTCCTTCATCTCCCTGTGCCGCAGGATCCCGCGGTGGACGTAGACGATGCCGTCGGACGTGCCTTTCGATGGATTGTAGGACATGAACGAGAAACTGAAGCTCCTGTCTTCCTCGGACAGTCGCCTCATCTCGGCCAGTGCTTCATATACGTTCATATCACAAAGTTAGCGTCAGCCACGCCTGGATAAAGGACATCGGAGAAGGCCGCCGGGTGCGTCCGGACAACCGGAACATGGTGGCCGGGGCTTCTGTTGAAGCGCGCGCTGAAGCCCAAAACGACAGCGGAAACCGTTGAAATCACAGCAGACAGACACTCTTTTATGAATATTTTCCCGTCAAATGAGTGAAGTACAGTACTTTGCGTCCCAAGGGCGCGAAACGGTGCCTTTTTCGGTCGAAGAAGACCCCGGGCCGCGCAACGGAAGAATCGCAATTGCGATTCCTTCCCGAGGGTGATATATGGCGCACGCCCCGCTCAGTCCTTGTTTTTCCCGACCGCACGAGGATCCGTCGCCGAGGACGGCAGCATCGTCTTGCCGCTGGCCACGCCTCTGAGTTGCTTGGTCATCACAAGATACTTGAATGAGTCTGATGGGTTGGTGGACTCCGTAGGCAGCTGCTCCACCGGTAACTTCTCGCTTTTCTTATCCTTGAACACAACCCCGTTCCTGACCACAGTCCTTGCCTTTTCCAATGACAGCTTCAGATGCTTGGCCGCATACGCGTCGATGCGAATCACCGGCAATCGTGGATTACGCTCACTCATTATCTCCTGCATAAATGAATATTCCTCCGGCTGCCCGATGTTGCCCTGGTTGATGGACATAAGCTGCACCGTCCACCCTGTACGGCGGCCGGATTCATCATATTCAATAGCCTTCTTTAACTTGCCGACCTGATCCTCACCCACGGACTTGTAGGAGTTGCCTGCACGGTCATAGTACAGCATCAGGGTCTTGCGCCTCACAGGTGCGAAGAAGGCGCGGAACTTCTCTCCAAGGTCAGGGACATATTCAGGCGCAAGAGTGTAGAGGAACTTCACAACACGCAGGCACGAGCGTCCCTTCTCGGTGTCATTCTGGGCGATGGACATCGAGCACATATTCCCGAAATCCACTCCTGCGATGAGCGGTTTGTCCAGATCGAGATATTTCAGCACCCTGCAATCCTCCCTATCCAGCAGCCCGAAACCGTCATAGGCATCCTCATCCGTGCCGTCGTAGTAGAAGTGGCGTTCGGCAAGGGATGTGTAGAAGCGGTCGCCGGATTCCAGGGACGGACGCATCGACAGGATGGCCGTGTTCAGGTCAGGCAGCTTACCAGCGATGGCATCCCCGAACCATTGCTCAGTGAGGATGTCCACATTGATGTACGAGGATGCGAGCATGAAGAACGTTCTGGCTTCCTTCCTCATCCTCAGTTCCGTCCACCTCGCCTTCCACTGCTCGGCCACACGGCACTTGCCGCGGTAGATGTTAAGATCCTCGCCGCTGTGGGTCTTCATCCATTTGTCCTTGGCGGCGGCAGCCTCGTGAAGGCACTCGTTGTAGACCAGTCCGGCCTTTAGCACCAGCACGATGGCCGGGATGTCCATGTTGCGGGCGTATTTCAGGATCCAGTCATATTCCCCGATGTGCGTGGTGTCCGGCATATCGGTGGTGAAACTGAATCCCCGGTAGAAGACACTGTGACCATATTCCTGCCTGTAGCCACGGACTGCCTTCAGCAGGTTGGAGATCTTGTCTTCCCGGAAATATTTCACCTCATCTCCGAAGACAAAGACGTAGGAGGCTCCGGCAAGGGTGGCCGGGCGGTCAAGGGAACCGAACCGGATGTTGGTGCCGGTGTAGAAGATGATGGTGCGCTTGTAGGAGACCAGCTTGTTGAACGGTTTCCAGAAATGGGGTTTCAGCCAGTCCGGGAGATCAACCTTTTCCGCATCTGTAAAGGTTGGCGGCTCCTTCTCGATGACATAGTGGACGCCCTCACGGAGTCCTTTTCGCTCCAGCCCCTCCAGAACGGATGGGAGGATGTTGGCGTTCAGGTTCGTGAACGTGTCGGCCACCCAGACCACGGGCGCGCCAGGCATGTCATAGATGACATCCAGAAGTCTTTCGGCCTGTATGTCTGTGGTCTTGGCTCCGCCACGTCCGACCACCTGGAGGTTCTGGCACGCTCCGGCCAGCGACACGATCTGGGCGAACGGGTTCTGGTACTGGACGGAGGCCGCTTGTGTGGATCCGGGCTTAACTCTCTTCCTTTGCATCCTCAAGGTATTTTACGATGTCGAGATCAACGATGCCTGCATCGGTCCTGAGCCGTCTCTTGACGGACTCCGGAGCGACCACGGTGTCAATCTGCCTTTCCAGCTCATCACGGTTGGCTGCCGGAAGTCCGATGGATTCTGGCGTTGCGGAAAGCAGACGGAACATCGGCTGGTAGATTTCAGCCGGAAGCTTGGCCGGATCATCTTTGTCCAGCTGGAGGGCACGAGCCTTGTTGGCAAGGATGTTAGCGGCCACGGCATAGTCCTTCGATGTCTTGGCGGCGTCCCTCGCGGCGACATAGAGTGTGTCGAACTGATCCGCCATCTTGTTGCGCATCGCCTCCTTGGAGACCTTACGGTTGCAGAAGAAGAGCTCCACGGCTTCTGAATATATGTCCGCGGCACGCTGGTAGGGGATGCAGAAAGGGGCGCTGGTCAGGAACTTGATCGTCCTCCTTTTGCCATACTGGCCGTCCAATGAATATATCAGCGTCAGCAGGTCTATGTAGATCTGTTCCTTGTCGGAAAGGTTGCCCTTTGATCCGGAAGCAATATATTCCTGAATCTTCTCGAACGCGCCTTCTTTCTCGGCACCGCCGAACAGATCCAGCTTTGAGATGGTGAAACTTTTGTCCCGGACGATGTCGCGGAACTGCTCGACGGAGTCGGCGTCGCCACCCATAGCTCCACGCA